TGCTGTAATTGTAAAATTGTAATCTGTTTGTTGTGTATCACTACCAGCTTCTGTTCCTGAAATAACTCCAGTAGATGGGTTTAAACTAAATCCAGTTGGAAAGTCGCCTGATGTTTTTGAATAAGTAACAGCACTGTCTGATGTAGCAACAACTGTAAATGAACCAGCACTACCTTGTGCAACTGAACCTAAAGAACCAGCAGCAGTTGTCCAAGTAGGTGCATCTGAAACTGTAAGTAAAGCAGTAGATGATAGAACCGCATTTCCGTCTGGATTTTCTATTCTAATTTTATAATTACCATCAACAGCTAATGTTGCATTGATAGTTAATTGAGTTGATGAATTTCTTGTAACTGTATCTGCTATGTACCAAATACCAGTTGATGTATTAATAAATTCTACTTGAGGAGTAATTAAAAAGTTAGTTCCTGTAATAACAATGGATGTTTGAGTGTTATCTATTGTGTCAGGAGTGATTGAAGTAATCGTTGGTTTTGTTTCACCAACAGTAACAGAGCCACCTAAAGATACAGGTGAACCATTTATAGTAATAGATGAATTAGCTAAATCAGAATTAGAAACTGTACCATCTGATATTTTAGATGATACTACTGCATCGTTTGCAATTTTATTTGTCGATACAATTCCATCTGCTAAATCTGCAGCTGTTAAAGCTGAAGTTGCTGGGGCTTTTCCTATATATGGCATTTACTATTCTCCTTAATTATGCTGATATTGTATCTACAACACTTAATATTATATCTACTGCAGATGAAGCAGAAGCATAAGCTTTAACTGCATCACCAGATTGTAAAACAACTTTTGAACCACCATCAATTAATTCTAAAGAACCACCTACAGGAATAGGTGCATCTTTAATTATATGATAAGTAGTTGAAGTATTCTCTACATACACAGTAACATTTACTGATGTGCCAGAAGTATTAGTGCATCTTACACCAATAATTGCATCATCAGAATCTGCTGCTGTTCTTAACGTTGTAGGCGAACCCGAGCTGTTTGATATATTCTGTTGTAAATATCTTTCAAAATCTTGAGCCATTTGTATATTCTCCTTATTATATTATTATATCATTATTCTTAAAAAAGTCAATAATCATTATAGTGCAATAGCCATTGCTACAGCAAAACCATTTGTAGCATATGGTAAGTTAATAAGTTGACTACCATCTACAGCTGGTAATTTAGCTGACCCATCTAATTGTACTATATTATTAGCTCCTGTACCAACATCTAATGTAGCAGCAGTACCTAAACCTAATGTAGTTCTTTGTGCTGAAGAATCAGCATCATCTAACAATGCTTTACCAGCAGTTGTTAAATCATATGTAGCAGCTGTACCAGAACCTGTAAATTGAATACCTTTATCTGCAGCAGAAGTTAATCCAGCTAAAGCTTGTAACTCTGTGTCTAATCTTGCATTATCAACTGTTCCAGATAATTGACTTGCATCAATAGTTTTATTACTTAAAATTTGAGAACTTGAAGAAATATAATCATCAATTTGTGATACATATATTTTCTTTTCAGTACCAGCATCAGATAAAGCTAATAAGTCAGTACCAACAACTGTAATTGCTGTACCATCAGTTAATGCATCTATATTAATTCCTGTAGCAACTGAACTATCTACATAACTTTTAATTGCTTTAGCAGAAGCTAATGTATCGTCAGAAGCAGAAACAGTACTTAAATCTGTATCTAAAACACCAGATGCTAACATTGATACTGTAAGATTACTTATAGTATTATTTGATGCATTTATAATTTTATTTGTAAGAGTTTGAGATGTTGATAAATCAACAGTAGTTGCTGTATCTATACTTAATGTTACATCACCAGATGCACCACCACCAGATAAACCTGTTCCAGCATTAACTGCAGTAATATCTCCTACAGGTACTGTTGCAATTTGAGCATCAACATATGCTTTAATAGATTGTTGAGTAGCTAAAGCAGTTGCACTATCAGATGACATTGTATCTTCATCTAATATATCTGTAACTGTAGTTGTTGGCATTGACAATGAATCAATGTAAGCAACACCATCAATATATAAATCTTTAAATTCTAAAGAAGAAGTACCTAAGTCAATATCATTATCAGTTACTGGTACTATTGCACCATCTTGAAATCTAAACTGTTCAACAGGCGAGCCAGTAACCTCAACAAATAGACCAAGTCTATTGTTTATTGAATCAACAGATAATTTATTATTAGCATCAGAGTCTGCAATCAAAGGTACATAAGCACCTTCTCCTGCAGTGCCATCATGTGAGTGGCCTGTAGTTGCATCAAAAGCTGCCAATATTGTATTGAACTCATCATTAGTATGAGCTGCTAATATTGTATCTCCTGATGTATATGTATATTGTCGTATTGTATATCCAGCCATTATCTTCTTCCTCCTGGGGTAAATTCTAGTTGAAAACCTTTAATTGATATTATATCAGCACCTTGATTATCATCTATTTTTAAAGCTACTGCAAATCCTGATCCTTCTACAGATTGTCTTACTAGTGGAATACCTGATGCATCATAGATTCCAGTTCCATAAGTTGCTGATCCATATAAAGAAACACCACCAGCTGCAGTAATATTTATTTTTGTTGGTTGTGGTGTATTAGTATCACCATAGTCATACTTAAGTGATAATTGAGCATTTATATCTCTACCTTCTCCCTCATAGTTAAGATTAACCCTTTGCATATATTTTCTTATACCTGGGTCTCCCATAACCATATCTGGAGAACGATATGTTGCTATAATATTTTCAGTAGAACCTGCTCTTGTAATTATGTTTCCAGTTTCAAACTTATAAACATAACCATCATATCCACCATAAATAACTAATTCATCAGAACCATTATATTCAGAATCTGTACAAGATGGTTTAAATCCTACTATATCTGCATATTCAAAACCTAATGAACCTGTATTTGGATTTGTTTTTAATACAGAAATAATTCCTTTTCCAGCTGCTTCAGTTGCTGCATCTACTGGATAAAATAATCTATATTGAGACTTACTTCTAATTACTAATGAACTTATTCTATTAAATGTAATCTCATCAATTCTAGCTTGTATTTGTCTAGATATTGAACCTAACTCTACGTCTCCGATTTTATCTGTACCTGCTACAGTTCGTAATCCGTCTGGTCCTAAGAATATTATATCTCCACCTAACTCTTGGATTGAACCACCATCTAAGCAACCAATCTGTCTTGTTACAGGTTGTACTACAAAATCAGAAGCTGATGATCCAGCTAGTTTGTATATTTTATCTTTACCAAATATGTAAAGAACATCCCTAAATACTTTTAATCCTACTATAGTTGTATCAACTCTAAAACTTCCAGCACCATTTGCAGGTAAAAATCCATCTTCATTAAATGGTTCAGAGAATACTACTTCCTCTGGATTAGAAGTCATTCCTGCATAAAATACATGATCTCTAAATACTTCAACATACTTAGGATACTCAGGTGCATTAGTACTATTAAATGTAGTTACTGTATTAGATGTATTTATACTTAATGCGTATTGATCAACTGTTGTACAAATAATTAATTTTTCTGTACCATTAAAATTTAAAATTCTAAAATTATAATTAACTGTCGGAGTTGCTAACCCAGATGTAACACTAGACCACGATCCAGTAGAACCAGCATTATAAATAGTACCACCTCTAGCTGCATAAACCTTAGAGTTAAAAATTGCAGACATAACAACTTTTTCACTTGATAAAGCAACTTGTGGTACAATGTTTGTATTATATTTAACACTTCCTTTAATTCTTCTATAGCCACCTTCAATGTCTGGCTCAAAGTTTTGGAGTTGTAAAGCTTCTCCTGGAGCCATTGAAAAAACATCTTTGTTAAGTGTTAGTCCTCCAGCACAGCTTACAACAAAGGGTGAAATTAAATCTGTTGTTGGCATTAGTCACTTCGTTTTTTTGCTAGTTCTTCTAACTGTAATATTTCTGTTTTAGTTAATCCTGGTGGAATTAAATCTTTTACTGGCTGTCCACTTTGATAAGCACTAACATATGCATTAATTTGTGGAATAGTCATTTTATCAGATAAAGATGCCATTTGCATTCTATCCTTATCTGATTTATAATTCATATTACTTTGAATATTTTTATCTGTTGGTCTTAACATAGTAACTCCTATATAAATTGTACGTTAATACTTCCAGCAATTACTCTATCATCTCTCATATATTCTTGAGGTGAAGCATAATCTACTTGAAGTAGTTTTAGTTTTCTTTGATAATCTCTATCCGCTAATTGTGCGTGCTGAGGGTCTGATCTTAACATATATGTGTAGTATTTACATCTATCTATTATTAGTGGTGAAAATCTATCAGGTAAACTTATTGTATCTCCATATGCAGATAAATCTGTATGTGTAGTAAAGTAACCATATTCTATAATGTAATCACTTCTGTCAGGAATTGGAGTTAATCCAAAGTAACCATAATTTGGTTTTCTATAAATTGATACTGGTTTATCATATGCATCATCACCTGCTCTATCATCTACTGGTTTTCTATTTTGTAAAAAAGAATCATAAGTCATAAAAGATAATTTAGTAGGTACAATTGTATTATCTTGACATCTTACATAATCAACTTCTAAATTATTTGCAGTACCATTTGAAATTGTAATATAAGTTGTTGATGCAGTTGCTGTAAATGTACTATCATAAACATTACCTTCACCAGTATTAGTTACAGATAAAGTTGCATTTAAATTTGTAGTATCACCAGCAGATGTTCCAACTTGAATAGTTAAGCTTGAACCAGAAGAAGATGTATCTACTAATCTTACTTCTAATCTATAATTTCTATTTTTAACTGTGCTAATTGCTTGATATACGCCAGCACTATTTAATAAAATTCTACCATTACCACTTGATGAATAACTAGGACTTCCTGATGAAGTAGTCCAGTTACTTATATTAGTTGTAAAGTCTGGGTTAGTAATTAATTCTCCAGCTCTAATAATAAAAGAATCCCAATCAACCTTTCGCATATTTGCGGGCAAAGCATATTCTTGTTGACCTACTCTAGTTTGTTGAGTAGTTTCAGTATATAGAATTGGAAGTTCTCCAGCTTCGTTGTAGATGTCGTGAATAGATTTATTCACAAAATCTTTAACTGCTGTTTGTATTCCTCTACTTGTACTAAATGTAGCTGAAGTTAATTCAGTTTCATTTAATTCTCGTAATGTTCTATTTACTAATTGTAAATATGTTGTTGCCATAGGCTGATGGGATCCTTAAGTTAATTACTTAATGTTTACTTTTTTTTCTTTCTTATCTTCAGGTAGTTTTTGTTCTACATCTAAATGAAGTAAGCCATCTTTCATTTCAGCACCAACTACAGTTGTGTAATCAGCTAATTTAAAAGATTGATTAAAAGCTCTTTCCGCAATACCTTTGTATAAGTATTCAGCATTCTTTGGCATTTCTACCTTGCCTGAAACTTTTAAAGTATTTTCTTTGCAAGTTACTTCAATATCATTCTTAGTAAATCCTGCAACTGCGAAAGTAATTTTATATTTACCGTCTTCTACTTTTTCAATATTGTATGGTGGAAAAGTTGAAGTTGGTAGTTTTGCTAATTCATCAAACATAGAATCAAATCCTACTGTAAGTGAATTAAACATATTTGGTAACACATTAAATGTCATATTATTATCTCCTATTTTTAGCGAGTTAAAATGTGATCCATTATGGCATCACACTATTTATCTAATGATAAATTCTGTTTATATATCAAGGGGGGAAATTAATCCCCCCAAGAAGTTTAGTTATTAACTAAATGTTACTGTTTGTGAGTCAGTATCAGCGTCTGTTCCACCATTATCTAGTGAAATCATAGTTGCCCATACTCTAACTTTAGCATTAATTGCTCCAGTAGCTACAGTCAATCTGATGTCATCACCAGATGAATAAGCTTTAGAGTCATCAACTAAAGTCATTTGACCAGTTGAAGTTGGAGCAGCAGCTGCTACGTATACCGCAGCACCTGAACTATCACCAACAGCTAATGTACCACTGTTTCCAGCAGTATCAGCAGTCAATATATCACAGCCAGCAGCAAGTACCATTGTGTTAGCAGGAATTCCTATAACATCAAAAGTATCTGGACCACCAGCGTTAGTTGTAGAAGAAAAATCTACAACTTCTGACATAACTCTAACTTTATCAGTTGATGCTTTGATCAATCTGTTTGAGTTTGAACTATTATATGCAGTCATTGTTTATATCCTCCTACGATTATAAAGTTACAACACCTGAGTAAACAGCTTCAGTTCTTAGAACTTTTCTTCCAAAAACGTGTAAGCCTCTCACGATGTCTGCGAATGAATCAGGATCTCTGATCAATTCAGTTTTTGCAATGTGGTTAGCAGTTGCAACAGAAGACATATGTCCATATAAGAATATGTACTCACCAGTGTTAGTTGATGAGAATGTCTTGTTTGCAGCAGAACCAGTACTACCATTAACGATAGCATTTGACATATACATATTGAAACCAAATAATGGTCTGTCAGTCATTTTACCGTTTCTGATAGCTGATACTCCGCCATCCATCATTACTGATTGGTCAACTAGTTTTGCATCTGCTTTTCTTAATTGTTGGAAAAACTTAGGTGCAGCAACTAGCCATCTGTTTTCTTCTGGTACGTCATTCTGGTCTAAAACAGATTTTGCAGCAGAAACGATATCAGCTAACGTATTAGAGTTAGTTGTACCAGTTACAGGTGAAGCATCTGTTCCAGTGTTACCAGCTGAAGTAGAAGCATTGTCATAAATGTATTTTAATACATTAAAGTCATAGTTCTTCTTCAATGAGTATGCACCTGAAGAGGTTGCAAGAGCTTCAAAGTTAACATGAGATTGTCTTTCTTCAATATCATCTACTTTGAAAGCAAAGTATGAACCTTGATCAACTACAAGAGTAATTTGATCGTCAGCTAAATCTTGAGTAGAAACAGCTGTACCTCTAGCATAATCTTGTACAGTGATTGTAGGTTCTTTAATTATTTTTACAGTATCGCCAAAATTTTCAATTTCTCCAGCGTAATCAGTGTTAGTAATATCTTCTACCACTGATGCTCTTCTGAAGAACTTTTGAACTTTCTGACTAAATATTTGTGGAGTGAAATTACCTGAAGGTAAGTTTCCGTATCCACCAGCACTTCCAAAAGCCATGGTTGTACCCTCCTATTATTAGTTATTAGTTAGATTGTTAACGTTGTTCAATTCTACCTTCTAACCTAGCAAGATCTATTTCTTTTTCTAATCTCTCAAATTCATGAGGTTTTAGTCTAGAAATTTCACTTATAGTCCAAACTTTTTTCTTAGGAATATCAGAGTCAGTACTTTTCTTTGTTTTAGAAATTGCTTTAGCAGCTTCTTTTTTTACATCAGCTTTTTCCTGTTTATTCAATTTGCTAATGCCAGCATCCATTTTATATAGATCTAAAGCTCTAGCAGCTAATTGTGCGTTAGATGTATTTTCATACAGCCAACCTTGAATAAGTGGATCTTGCTTTGCAGCCCAGTTATGAAACTCTTCTTGTTGTCGAATTTCATTAAAGTCTGGATGTATTTTTAAAAGCTCGACTTCCGCTTTTTCTTTTGCAATTTGTTCTTGTTGCTGTTGCAAGAAGTTGTATTTTTCTTCTACCTCTTTTGCTCTAGCATCTGCCTTAGTCATTGCAATGGTTTCAACCATTTCATAAACATCAGGGTACTCCTTTCTCCAAGATTCTAATTCATCTTTAGATTTAGGTGCTACAAATTGCTTAGTACTTGATTCTAATTGTGTTCTTAACGATCTAAGTTCGTCCTTGTGTTTTTGAACAGTAGAATCATAATGTCTTTTAAGATCGTCATAACGTTTCTTAAAGACTTTATCTTCAGCAGTTACAGGGCGTTCAGCGATAGGAGTAGCCTTGGTTTCTGATTTTTCTGCAGTCTCTTCAGATACATCGGTGTCCTTCTGTTCGGTTGCTGTGTTTGCCTTATTTTCTCTTTGGTCTCTGTGATAATTAGACAATTTACCAGAAAGAAACGCTTTGGTTTCATCATCATCTTCACCATGATCTTTATGATATGGATTTGATTTTGGTATTACTGTCTTCTTTACTTCGACTTTAGATACTTCTTCTTGTTGTTCTTGATTTTCAAGAACTTCATTTTCTTTTTCCATTATTTTTACCTATGTGGTTGAGTGCCTTATGGATAAGGGTAGCTCAGAAACTTTTTAAGTTTGTGGGCTAGACATTAAACCTTGTCTAGGTGGCACAGGTTGTTGTTGTTGTTCCATCGGTTGTTGTTGTTGTGGCATTGAATCAGCAAGAATGTCAGTCATAAAGTTATTGATTGCTTCTTGTTCATCTTGTCCACCATACCTTTTCATTGCAAATGATTTTACAGTTGATAAAGGTATTACTACATTAGGTTCATTACTACCATAAGCGTCCATAATTTCCTTGAACTCTGGTATTATTTTACCTAATGCCGTTCTAACAGATGGAGATAATACAGATTGTAATGCTATAGTATCTTCATCGGTTAAACTTTTTGCTCTTTCAGCAAATTCTAATTCCATATCAGTAGCTTCTGGAAATTCTTTTTTTAAATCACTTACAGGTTCTACTGCTTGAGGTTGAGCCTTTGGCATTGCTTGAGGTTGAGGCTGCCCCTTACCTAGAGCTCTTAAATCAGGAGCTGCAGGTACTTTTGGTTTTGAATCCATCATTCCAGTTGTAGTGGGTCTCCCCATTGGGTCTATTGCCATATTATTCTGATATCCAATCTAAATTTTTATTTGTATTATGTAAGTCTATAATATATGATTTTACCATCTTTTCTCGAATTGTCAAGGATAAATGTTTCTCATATAATTTATGTAAAGACTTTTCACCAGTTATTGTATATATATAGTTTAATTTCTTTTTTATTCCAAGTTCTTTTATACCTTCTATACAGTTTTTCATTTCTTTAAATAATGTTATTTTAGAAACATTAGGATTAGAAAATATTCCGTACATAACTCCTAACTTAGAACTACTATCAAAGTGTAATCCAGCAGCACATATATCCTCAATTATTATTCCAAGTTTTGGTAAAACATTTTTTGGAATTGGTGATTCCCAGTTATGTTCTTTAAACCATCGCTGTAACGTTGGATAGTCTTTATTAAGCTGCCAAAGCCTTTTGTTCTTCAATGTCAAAGAAATCTGTAAATAAAATATTATTAATTAACATTCGTCTATTATCTGCACCTAAAGTATAAACGATGTGTTCATCATTACCTAATGATTTAGAGAATTTACTATCTTTAACTTTTAACCATTTACCATTTTCATTTACTAAATGATCTCCAGAAACTTTAATTCCTTTGTAATCAAATAAGTTATCAACTACAAATTTACCAAGTGCAAATACTCTACCACCAATTGCAATATTATCTTTTAATTCAATATCAATAATTCTTTTTTCTGAACCATCACTCATTTGAACTAGTGTATCTGGTAAGAAACATCCAATTATTTTTCCAATTGCACCACCTACTATTCCACCAATTGGTCCACCAACTGCAGTACCAATAGCAGCTCCTGCTCCCATTGCAGTAGAAGTTTTACTATCTTCACCCATTAGTTTACCAACACCATAACCTATTGCACCAGCAGTTCCTGCAGTACCCATAAATCCTGTTGATGGCCCAAATGCACCTCCTTGTAATGGAGTTGTAAATGGTATTGCACCACCTGGTATTGTACTGCCACCAACACCCATTTTACTTAAAAAATAATTTGTTGCTAAATCTCCCCCAACACTTAATGCAGTATTAATTAATTGTTGTTTAGTAGACATCTGCTGTGGATTAAACATTCCAGCTAATTGACTTACATCTATATCTGGCATTCCAGATTTATATGGAGTTGCTGAAATAATACTTTGTACTTTTTCTAAAGAAGTTTGTTGTGGTGTTACTGCTTGACTAGTTGCAGTTTCTAAACTTGTTATAGGTTTAAACTGTTGTGTTTGAACCCCAGTAACTTCACCTTTTTGTTTATACTGTCCTGTTTCAGGATCAAACTCTAA